AAACCCCTATCGGAGTTAAAACTACATGATTGATATAGGACCAAACGAAATGCTTATGTTCGCCATTGGCGTTGCGCTATTGGCAATGTGGATGGACCGTAAATGACCTTCGCCGCAAACCTACCGCGCCACCAGTACGTCATGGTGGACCGCCAGTTCTGCTCTCAAGGCAAGGAGCATGGATGGGAAGATGCGGTCTGGTTCGGGCTATACTCGGTGCCGCACCGGGCTTGGGGATGCACCGTCATGCTCAAGTGCGGCGCCCTGTACCGTGGGCTGCCCCTGCATGCGCTCGCATTCCCGGGCGGAACGGAAGAGCCGTGGACCTTGGGCGACGCGCAACGCTGGGATTGTTTCGGCTGGAACTTTACCACGATCGAGTATGACTACCTGCGCGAACTGGACTGTCAGGTGTGGCTGGCGTCACGGCAGGCTTGGATGCAGGGATCGTACATGTTAACGGCCGAGCCTTACGGTGACGCTTATAGCATGGAGCCTAGCCAAACAAAATCGCATCACTTCATCGAACTTGCCAACGGCCGCATCGCTTGCGTTCCGGGCAACAACGTCATGTTCAAGGAGACGTCTTTCACCGGAAAGAATTCCCTTGCCAAACCCACATGGCTTAGGGTACAAACGAAAACCTTCCACGCCGAAGAGCAACCGTTCGACGGAGTCGTGGGGGAAGAAACAGCATAAGGAGGTAGACCATGCCACTAGGTAAGAACGTAGGTAAGAACATCAAGGAACTAATGGCGGACAATCGCAAGAAGGGCAGCGCCCGGGGTGCCGGCGGCAAGCCGCGATCCCGTAGTCAGGTGTTGGCGATCGCGCTATCCGCCGCAGGGAAGAGCAAGCCGAGCCGGCGATATCCGAAAACCTTTCGCATCCGCACGTCTTGAGCCAGAAGATCGATTGGTTGGTGGACATGCTGTCATCATCCCGGCGCAAACTGGCAAAGCGCAGGGATGAGGCAGACCACCTGATGATAAACAAACTAAGGGCGATCATCGCGCAGGTGGATGCGTCGCTCCTCATAGCAAAGGAAATCCAAAGAGATGAACACGAAAGAAAGCGAACAGGTTCTAGCTGAGAGGCTAACATTGATGGAGGCGACGCTGGTCGCCATCAAGCAGGAATTATTCGTCACAAGGAAACGCCTTGAGGACATCATGCTTGCGGTAGCAGGCAAGCCGGAAGAGCCGGTCATACCCGACGACCTCAAGGTGGACAGATCAGTCAAGGGCAACAAGCTTCCAGAAACCGTAGCCCGTCGCTACGCCGTATGGCAGCAGCAGCACCTCATGGGCATGAGCATCAGTGCGATTGCCCGTGCTTGGAAGTGCGACAGGCGCTCGGTCCAGTATGCCCAGAAAAACAACTGGCGGGCTAAATACGTTTAGGGAGGATATCAAACCATGAAATTATGGAAGAACGAAACACCCGGTGTTCATCGCATCGATGACAATAACCTTTGGCCGCGCACTACGTACATGCTGCCCGACGAGCTTACGGGCGAGCTATTCAAGACGTCGGTGCCGTGTCCGCACAAGATCAAGCCGTACTACCCGGGCCGCTCGACCGGAGGGGCAACCGCCGTGTACCGTGCCGGGGCGATCGGTGACGCGATCATCACCACCGCGATCGTGCATTATTTGGTGCAGGAGTCGGGAGGGGTTGTGGATGTATACGCACCCGCACGCAACCTGACACTATATGCAGGACTAGGCGCCAGACTTCTTCCCCTTCCGGCAACGCTAGAGGCGTGGGATTCGTATGACGCGCACGTCCCGACCGACGACCTGTTCAGCGGGCAGGTGGGAGACACCAAGCTTGGCACCGGACCGGGCAACTGTTATGACCGCATTTACACTTGGATGAATGCCGGAGACGTAGATCCAAAGTATAAACGTCCGCACCTGTACCTGATCGAGCCGGATCACAAGGAATTGACCGAGATGGGCAAGTGGCCGATCAAGGGAGATTTCTTCGCCTACCACGTCAGCAGTTCCGGGCCGACCCGCACCTACCCTCCCAAGCAAGGACAGGAAGCCGTGCTGGCATTGCTCGAGGCTTTCCCGAACCACAAGGCTGTCATCATCGGGCTGGACAATAGCAATAACTTCAAGGTAGACCATCCAAGAGTGATCGACCTTTTCAATTCGACCAAGCAGTTCCGCTCGCTGTTCCCGATCGTGAGCAATGCGGATTTCGTCGTGGCGCCGGACAGTTCGATCAATCACGTCGCTGCCGGCTTGGACACGCCATGTGTGTCCCTATGGGGCAGCTACCATCCTGATGATCGTATGACCTACTACCCGCGCAACGTGTCGGTGTTCAAGCCTGACACCTGCCCGCATAGCCCGTGCCGCCCACATGCGGGCTTGCCGCAGCAGATGTGCAAGGATGCGACCAACAAGACCAAGGGTACGCAATACTGGTGTAACGCGCTGCGTTATATCACCGCCCAAGACATCGTCGAGGCGGCCAAGAAGGCGGTGGAGTTGAATGGATAATTTAATGCCGGAGTGGTGCGCAGGGAGATCCTGCGACGGGTTGTCCTCCTGAAGGTGTGTTCACCCCTTGAATCACCGGCATGCTTTTCAAATGACATGTAAACGAACGCACACATGATGTCGGAGAAACAAATAAAGAAAGGAAACACCAATGAAACTACCAAGCAGAACAGAGCAATTCATCCGTAACGGGGCGCAGGAAGGCGAACGTAACCAAGAGCTATTCCTCGCCGCACAACAAATCCGGGACGCCGGCGGCACCGAGGCCGAGGCGATGGCGAAGCTGTCGCCGGCGGCCGAGTCAAGCGGGCTGAAGGAGAGCGAGATCCGGGCGGCGATCACGTCGGCATTCAGGCGCGGCGCCCGCCAGCCGATCACGCCGCATAGCTACATCAATCCATTCAAGCCGCTCAAGATCGAGATTGAGCCTTGCCCCAAACCGTCGGACAACTCCGATGACGTCCGCAAGTTTCTATTGACCGCATTCAGGGAGGGGGAACGAATCTGCATCGTGGGTGCGGTCGGGCATGAGGATGGCGAGCGCCCCAACGGCAAGGGAACCATCATGACCCGGGAGGAGTGGCTGCATAAGTTCCATGCCGGTGTCGAGCTACCGGATGCGTACGTCGGCGCGTACGTCTGCATCAATCCCGTGGGCGAGTCCCGCAAGGCAGAGGACGTAAAGGATTTCAGGCATGCCCTGATTGAGTTTGATAGCGGCACCATGGAAGAGCAGTGGGCGATCGTAAACACGCTCGAGTTGCCCTGTTCGGTCATCATCCATTCGGGTCACCGCTCGGTCCATGCTTGGGTCAAGGTGGACGCAAAGAACGCACAGGAGTATGCCGAGCGCGTTGCCTACCTGTATTCCAAGATGGCGCAGTTCGATATCGATCCCAAGAACAAGGATGCGTCCAGACTGTCCCGCCTCCCCGGGGCGCCACGCAAGCTGAAGAACGGTCATCAGGCGCTGCTCGCATCCAACACGGGCAGGTCGGGGTGGAGCGAGTGGAAGGCACACATGGAGACCATGAACCTTCCGCAGCCCACGCCGTGGGATGACATCCTCAACTTCGATGCCGGCTCGGACAACGACTGCCTGTTAGGCAACCGCTGGTTATGCAAGGGCGGGTCGTGCCTGTGGGTTGGCGGGTCGGGCTTAGGCAAGTCAACGCTGTGCTTACAGGCCATGATGACGTGGGCGCTAGGCAGAAGCTTCCTTGGCATCTCGCCCAAGAAGCCGCTGCGTAGCCTACTCATCCAAGCCGAGAACGATCTGGGCGACGTGGCTGAAATGGCTCAAGGTGTGCTGCGCCACCTCAAGGGTACGCTCAACCTGAACGAGGATGAGACCAAGCAGATTCTGGACAACGTGGTCATCGTCCGCGACTGCACCAAGACGGGACCGGAGTTCGCCAAGATGGCAGCGTCCCTCATCGGGCTGCACCGTCCTGACCTGTGCTGGATCGATCCGCTCCTGTCCTTCATGGGAGGGGATGCGCTGGCCCAAGAGAACATGACCATGTTCCTGCGGCATTGCCTGAACCCGATCAGTGTGGCGACGGGTGTGACATGGATGGTAATGCATCACACCCCCAAGCCACCCAAGGAGGGGCAGGGGTCTACGATCCTCTACGATCTCGCCTACGCCGGGATAGGGTCAAGCGAGCTTACCAATTGGGCAAGGGCCGTGGTGTACCTTCAGGCGGTCAAGGAAGGGCATTTTAAGCTGTCCTTCCCCAAGCGGGGTTCCCGTGCCGCAATCCCGTGGCCGCAAGCTGACACTGACGTACATGCCAGTAAGTACGCTACCCATGTTTGGCTGAAGCACGCAGAGGAGTGGATGGCTTGGGAGGAGTCTAACGGGCCTGAGAATACGGGCAGGGGCAGGCCAGAGGTGACCATCGAAAGGGCTATCCCAGATTGGCCCAAAGGGGGTGGTTATGGTACCTGCATCGACCATATTATAGCGTCTGTGGCATGCTCGAAACGCAAGGCTCAGGAGCTATTCGCGGTCGCAAAACAGGACGGGACGATCACAAAGAATGGGGATGGCTGGGATATCACCCAGCTTTCGTAAGTCGTTGATAATGGTTTTTGCAGAAATGCGACTTACGCAAGATTTATGACCACCGCAACAAATGTTTCTGCGGTACCGCAACAATTCGCTTTTTGCCGCATACCGCAACTACCGCAAGAAATACCCCTTATAGGGGTATTTCTGCGGTATTGCTGCGGCGGTCGAAAATCTTTTCTGCGGTAGTTAAGGGGTATGAACTATCTCAAATCTTGCGTAAGTGTTTTCAAATTGAAAACGGCGGGTAGAAGTCAAAAAGATACGCTTTGTGGCGTTGTGATGCGTGCTATACTAGCCAAATGAAACAAGGTCTATACGCCAACATGAACCGCAGGAAGCGTCTGGGGATCTCACGGTCCAAGCGGAAGTCCACGATCCAACCAAAGGTATGGCGCATGATGAAGGCCAAGCGTGGTGGCTTCAGTGAAAACAAAGGTTGAGTTAGCTTGGAACTACATTGAGTTGTTGATTCTGGAGAACTCCAGACTACACAAGACTATCGGAAGGGTGGATCGGTTCTTCGGGGATGTGCTTGCCAACTGTAGCCATGAGGTTTATCAGGCTAACATGGATGCGATGATTGCTGACCTTGAAGACCTCAACGGGTTTATCGATACGCACAAGGCAAAGATAGCCAAACTAGCGGAGGCGCTGAATGAACCCACGAAACCTACCCTGTAATAGCCCTAGACGTACCCCGGGAGGGTCCAAGAAGTTTGTAGTGCGGGCATGCTCAGGCGGTAAATCTAAGACCATCCGCTTCGGTGACCCCAAGATGACCATCAAGAAGTCCAATCCTGCCCGTAGGAAGAGCTTCCGGGCTAGGCATAGGTGCGATTCGCAGCCCCCGTCCAAAACCAGCGCCAGATACTGGAGTTGTCGTAAGTGGTGAAAAAAGGCTCCACAATGCCCCGCAATCGAGCGGAAATGGCCCTAGAAACGAGGATTGACGCAAAGTGCATACCCCACACCACCCAATCGAAGATACGGCCTTTAAAGACGAAATTGCCAGAATCATTGGGTAACAAGGCTTGTTGCGTGTCCATTGGCAGGTAGTTCAAAACCAAAAATCAAAACCTGCTGGAAAATCTCCAGCGGGAAATTCAAAAATAAAATCCTATCCGCCCGCGCGGAATCTCGCTCCTTAATAGGCACTTTCGGTTTAGCCAATAGAATATGGGGGCAGCCGGAAAAATCGGAATAATTCCTAGCAAGTTGATAGTAATTATAGGAATTGAATAAAATAAAAAGCCGGCAAGGGAATGGAACCCAAGCCGGCCCGGGTACCAAGTGAACCGGCAAGGGGTGGAACCTTGGCGGGGGTGGCTAAACTTCTTCGGTGCTTTCTTTGTCGATTCTGAATGATGTCCCGTTAAGCTCCTCCCATCTTTCTAAACCTATGCCATCGGCAATTAGGTGCGCTTCATCTGCGCTTTCTGCGCTTATTTCGATCTCATAATACTCCGTTCTTTCTCCGATCACTTTATACTTTTTCATCTTGTGTTTCCTTTCTACTTTCTAAAAAGTACCCAAAACACGGCCGCCATAATGGCGCCGAAAATTACGCCAAGCCCAAAACTATTCATGACTATTTTGGGACATTCTCGAGCAAAAATCAGCGCAATCACGACAAGCCGGGACGTCCCCAAGTATAGGATTAAATATAGTTGTCGTTGCCTTATTTTTGCATTTCAAGAAGTAACGGCACGTATCCTTCTTCTTATATTTTTTTACCGCTTCTTTTAATGTTATGATCATATGTTTCCCTTCTTTTATGTTTTCCTTATGGTCCAGCGTCCGCCGGTCCCGTGCATGCCCTACGGTTTGAACGTAAGACATGAGGCGGGAACGTCCTAGCTAGTTAACGGCCGCGATCACCGCCGCCTTCTTTTTCGCCGCGCCGTGCGGCATGAATCCGACGACGACAGACCGTTGACCGCGTGCGCATAGCCGGCAGCGTGCGCAATTCATTCCCTCAATTTTCTGCGCCGGGCAAATCACGACCTTGCGGCCGGAAGGCGTTGTCGTGTTTTCAGTTATCCCGTCGGGGAGTATTGTAGCAACCGGACCAATGCCAAGCGCCGCCAACTCGTCCGCATGATTCAAACCGTTAGCGGATAGATTCACCGTGAATCCGTCCCGGTTTGCCGCCGCAATCGCCTCCCGGTTTTCCTTCACCGGGCCGTTTTGCCTATCCAAAACCGGTTTATGCGTGTAAGTGAAGCCGTTGCGGCCCGTGTTCGCCTTGACTAGGTCCGCCAGCATGGCGCCATCGATAATTTCATTCTCCCCGGGTAAGTCCCCGGCTTGGTTGTGACGCCAAAAAGTTTTCCCGGGTAGCCGGCGCACCTTCTCTAAAAAGCCGGCGAACGTGTCCCCGCGCTTCCCGGCCGTCACCTTGTCCCAGTGCCAGCCCACCGGGCCGACGACGTAACAACCGTTAGCCTTAAGCGGGCATGAATCCGGGCATGTTCTGCGATCGCTTGTGGATACGAACATAGGGCCGGTTTTTGCGTTTTGAGAGATAGGTGAAGAGTGATATTTCGAATTTTGCATATGTTTAAAATAATGGCGCCGGGAAACGGTTAGAACGTCCCCGGCGCCTTTTTGTTTATTGTCTACGATGCGAGCGCGAGCGCCATATCCCGGGCCGCTTCATGAATGTTTTCGCCTTGTGTAAACGTTGCGAGATGCAAATCCGCAAGCTTACCGTTGGCGGCGACGTCGGCGATATTCCACAACGTACGATTAAACCGGATTCCGGCGTCAATGTTTCGCAATGCCCGCACGCTATAATGCCGGCCGCCGGTATGATATCCGCGCACGTAATTTTCCTGTACCCGGTTAAACGTGCGCCATAGATCACACTGGACGTCCTCGCTACGGTGATAAATTTGCGCCGCATATTCTGAACGACGCGCCTTCTCCACCGCAACGTCCCGGCCCCAACGCGCTGCCGCGCCAAGGTGAAACATGAGTTTACGCTGATTCGAATCTAATTCTATGCCCTGCCAGCTTTGCACCTGATCCGCGAGCCGTGGGACATAGGATTTGACCTCTTCAGCGCCTTTTAGGATAAGGCCCGCCAATTCACCTGAATTGCCAACGTGCCGGACCCTTACGGACGCGGCAAGCGCGCCGGCATACATACCGTTAGCGCATACGGCCCGAAAGATTCCCGCCATCATAACGAAAGCGGACGTCCCATCGTTCCCGTTTTTCAGGACCAATTGCGGCCGGAATTCACTGTTCCCGGGCAACGTTGGATGATTCAACCGGACAACGTGTCCGAGATACGGTACACGTTCGGCAAATCGCGTCCCCTTCACGCTACGTTCTGCAACGCGCCAGCCGTCCTCCATGAGCGGCGCAAGCGCGTCGGCCGTACTGATTCCCGCGAAACGCGCGGACGTTGTCCCCGGGTACCCGGTGGACGTGGTTAGATACGATTGATTTTCTGTCACTGTTTGCATGGTAGTTTCCTCCTATTTTCTTTTATTGTTTACTGTCCCGGCGAGAATCCCCAGCAGGATTCCCACAAGGAAAACGGTTGCAATGGCGCCGGCAAGGGCCGGGAATGTCACGGTCACGGTTGCGGGGATCATTTACCGCTCGCAATCTTTTTGAGTTGCGCGACGGGGAAAATCCAACGCACGTTTTCTATTACGACATATGCCTCCCATTTGCCGCACGCTCGCCGCCGGACTGATTCAACGGTCCCCGTGTTTACGCCTTTCCGCATAAGGTGAAAGGTTGCGGGAACGTTTACACTGTCCCCGGCTGAGATGGCGGGCCGGGAAGCTTGGGCCGTTCCCGTTTCGGCGCTAGTTGTGTTTTGCATAGAAGTAAGTTCGCACCTTATGCCGCACCTTGCAAGCTTTTTATTAAAATATTTTCAACTTTCTCTGATTCCATGCCCGCTATCTTCACCCTACCCGTGAATCAAAACGCCATGGCGGCCGTTTAAACGCGTTTTTTGCGCCTTGGGAAAGCTTAAAACCGTGTTATAGTGTAGGGATGCCCGAGGAAAAAGGCGGACGGCCTACGAAATATAGTGAAGAGACGGCGGAAAAAGTTATCGCGTATATTCGTAAGGGCTTAACTTGGGAACGTGCTGCTGAAGCCGTGGGGATTCCTGAGCGGACTATTCAGGGTTGGCAGGAAAGCCGGCCGGCATTCCGCGACGCCATAAAAAAAGCGCGGCGAGAATTAGAGGCGAGTTTACTGGATTCAATCAGCGAAGCAGGTGTAAAACATTGGCAGGCAAAGGCTTGGATTGCCGAGAGGGTCTTCGGATATGCGCAGCCTAGTGCCCGGGTGGACGTGAAAGCCGAGTTGAATCATGGACTCTCGCCAAGCTTGGCGGCGATGCTTGCCGGCATTCATTCACGGTCAACGACTTACGTAAAGTCTGCACAAGTCGTTGATAATCAGGCTAGTTTAGACAATGTTTATTGCGCGACAAATGATCCGGCCCTAATTCCGGCGGGGAAATCTAAAATTGATAAGCTAAGTAAGCGTAAGTTGGTAAGACAGAGGAAGTTGCAACGCACCACCACACCACCCGGGGACGCCCCCAATCCCCCAAAATTTTCGC